TGACAATGGAGTAACACTTCAAGGATTACTTAATTGTTTTGATGGTTTTGCTTGTGTTGAAGGGACTTTACTTTTTATTACGGCAAATAAACCTGAAGTAATTGATGACGCCCTTTTAAGATCTTGTCGTGTTGATCATCGTTATGAATTAAATTATGCAGATGAATATCAAAGTAAGTTTATCTATGAAAAAATGGCACCAGTAGGTGATAAAGATTCATTTCAAAAGTTTTATAAACTTGTTAAAAATAAAAAGTATTCAACAGCTATGTTACAAGAATTTTTGTTTCCTAATAGAAAAAAGGAAACTATTTTTGATGTAATGGATGATTTTTATAAAATCATTGATGTAAATAAAAGTGATTTTTTTGATAAAAACGATAGTAAAGAAAATATTTATTTATAAATTTGAATAAAATATATATAAACATATTATATACAATAATAGTAAAATGAGTATCGTAGAAAAAGTAACAAAAACACGTGTAACACTCAAAGAAGTATTTTCAAATGAATGGGATACAAGTGTAATGCCCGATTTAAGTAATAATGAAGTTGAAAAAATGTATACATTACCTTCATCAAAGAACAAACAAATTGCTCAATTTGGTGTTGCTTCAGCATGTAACTTTTCCTTAAAACACAGTTTTATTCCTTCATATAACCTACATGTTATCTATTACAACTTTCCTGAAATAGGTAAAAGCTCTTCAAAAATAACAAAATCTTCATGCGATAAGATTGAATCACTTTATAGTTCTGAACTAATAGGTCCATTCGATAGTATTATTATGATTATTAATGACAATATTTCTGAATCACTTCAATCCAGCTTTGATGCTTTGAATGTAAAGTTACAAAATGATCTTGAATCAATTGAGATGGACGGTAAAATCTTAGATGAGATGAAAAAGTCAAAATATTATCTTGAAAAGAAACATTTCAGAAATGTTACTGTCTTTAATGTCAATAATCTTACAAATAATATTATGAATCACCGACTTGTTCCAGAACAAACTGCTATAAGAGACCGTGATCAAATAAAAGAAATTCTTGAACAAAATAATTGTAATACAAAACAATTACCTATTATTCTAAAAGGTGATATCGTGAGTAAATACTTGCGTTTGTCATCAGGAGATATCTGTAAGGTAAAAAGGAAAAGTATTAAGACAGGGGAATACAATTTCTATAGGATATGTTATTAAAGGACATCAATTTTATCAAATACTCCATAAGGAACATACTTGACCTTTTCGCCATTACATTCTTCCCCTTTACTCTTAGCGTATCCCATAGCTATAAATAGTATACTTATTATCATAAGTAGAAAGTCATATCTCATTATATTAATAACATTACATTTTTATTCTTTTATTTTGTAAATAACTTTACAAGGAGGACCTTCTTTTATTCTTTTATAATTTCCATATTCATAAATAATATAAACTGTAAAAACGATCAATAGTATTGTAAATAATTCTTCCATATACATAATTACTATATTATTGTTTCATCTTATTAGCCATCCACGGATCAACATCATTTAAACTTTTCTTCATGTCTTCATCAACTTTTCCATCATTTAGAATATTATCAACCGCCGTTTTTACTTCTTCAGCGACTTCTTCAACATCTTCTACCACTTTTTCTCCATCTTCAACAACTTTCTTAACATCTTCAACAACTTTTTCTCCATCTTCAACAACTTTCTTAACATCTTCAACTATATCTTCAACTTTTTCTAAGATGTCTTGTACTTTTGAAGGTGTTTTTTCAGGAGTAGTATCTTCTGTCTTAGGATCTTCAGGCGTAGGGTCTTCTAACTCTGCTTGTTTTTTATTTTCAGCTTCTTCCTTCTTTTTACGAATAACTTCTTCTTTAGCTGCTTTAATCTTTTCACGTTTTTCTTCTTCGTAGAAGATATCGCGATTGATGTTGTTTTCTTTATATTTTTCCATCATTTCATTGAGTTGATCATTAATGTAATGTTCTTCCTGAACCTTATCAGCACATGGATCCCATGGTAACCAATATCCAACTTGTCCAACGAAAACATGGAAATCAGAATCAAGTGACTGTAAAGATTTAGCGCGTTTTTCAGCTTCATCACGCGTGCTATATGTTCCACGAACCTTTAATCCACGAATATTTGTCTGGAATTTATTTCTTTCATCAAAATCTTTCTGAAGTTCATCCTGATATTTGTATGTATAATCGGTATATTTTTTCATTACTTCATCAAGGTTTAAATCTTGATCTTTACAATATGATTGTAAAAACTTAGATACTTTAAAAGCTTCTTTTGATTCCATTATATTTTCAGGGGATACAAAAGATAAACAAACATAGTTTTGGCCTGGAATAGAGCCATCTACTTCCAGATAGTCTACTTTTTTTTCTTCTTCGGTCATTTTTATATATCACAAATAATATATTTTTAAATATTAAACATATTATAATGACATATCAAATATTTATAAAGGATGGTCATAATGGTAAAACTATGGCTTTAGATGTTAGAGAAGAAAATACTATTCTTGATTTAAAAAAAATGATAAATAGTAAAAATAATTCTCCTATACAAAGACAAAGGTTAATATTTGAAGGTAAACAAATTACTAATTATGATCATAAGACTATTTCGGAGTTAAATATAAAAAAAGAAAACACATTATTACTCCTTTACACAAAAGGTGAAATACCAACACACCCTAAAAATTTCTTTGGAGAAAGTTTAAATGACTTTATACTAGGTAGGTTAGACTATGATAGTCATAACAGTAAATCTGTAGTTGTAATAGGTGGTTGTGCTCTTCCAAACCGCGGTGGCAGAGAAGTATTAATCGATGAAAAGTCTGTATTCGCGAATCAACATGATCTTTTTAAACAACAGTTACCTCTTCAATTAATATTAGACAATTATAATAACAATAAAGATACACATATATTTATTATTGATCCTGAATTTAAAACAGGTGAAAAATCACCGATATTACCCGAAATAGATGTTGTTTTACACGATATTAGTAGGATAATTAACCCTCCCCATGTTAAAGTATATGTCGCCAATGCCCTTAATATTTTTAGGAAAGTAATGTTAAACAGACAACTTGAAAAGAAAAATGTTTTAGTAAATGTTTATGTTATACCGTATGGTTACCCTGAAAATGATAAAACTCTTTTAGCAGAAACATTAAAAATGACAGATTATGATTACTCTATTTATCTTAAAAATATTCCTCATCAAGGACTATCACAAGATAGTTTTATATCCAATTCCCCTTATGCAGATAGACTCATTCAATGGCATGATTCACAACTTTTATCAATGATGCAGGGTGGTAGATCTAAAAAGACAAAAAGAAAGGAAGGAAAGTTACCCAAACACTATACATCAGGACTTTCTAGAAAAGATAAAAAGAAACAACAAAGGTATCTTAAAAAATCAAGTAGAAACTACAAGAAAGGAGAATATACACCGCGTCCAAAACTTAAAAGCTTTAAAAATAAAAAAAGCAATTGGACTACAAAGTTTAAGAAGAAATATGGAGAAGATATAAAAACATACAAACAAATATCAAAAGCTACTGGTATTCCAGTTCCTGCTTTAAAAGCTGTCGTTAAAAAGGGTATGGGCGCATACTATAGTTCTGGTTCCAGGCCAAATCAAACAGCAGAATCATGGGGAAAAGCAAGGATGTATTCTTATATTATGGGTGGTCCAACAAGAAAAGTAGATCATCATATTACAGAAAAATACAATGTTAAATTTAAAGTTTAATTACATTATAATAATATAAAAATGTCTTATAAAATAAGTCCAAAAGCAAATAAATGTACTTTTACAAGAGAAGAATGGTATATACATTTATTTGATAAAATTGTATATTTAGATGTTACTGTTATGTGGAGATGGGGTGAGTTTTCCATATATATTACTGAAGGACAAAAAAGTGAAATAGAAAGTTCTGAAGAAGAAGTTATCTTATCTGATTATGATTTTGAATTAATAAATATGTATGATGGTTGTGAAAGATTTGTTGAAATAAGAAATGAAAGTGATTATACAAAAGATGAAATCAAAGAAATCTACAAAAAAATATATCTAACAGATGAAAAAATTTATGATGAAGATATCTTGGAACAAAATGGATGGTTTTTAGAAGACACTGTAACATATATTGTGAATGGTGTAACAATCGAATAATTTATGAACGCAACTCCTCCTGCATTACATTCATCAGTTTCAAGTATGTTCAGTCGCCAATGTCATCGCTAACCCTTCGTCAACATTTGCTTGTACCTTTTTCAGAGCTTCCTTTTTCTTAGTTAGTTCGGCTTCGGCTTCGGCTTCGGCTTCTTCAAATTTTTCTTGAATGCCAAAGATATTCTCCGATATTATTGGTCCCCAGTAATCTTCACCCCTCGCAAGCATTTCAACTACAAACATTTCTCCAGAATGTAGTGGATTTTCCGTAGGATGATATATCCGTGTCCCAGTTAGATACCTATCCCATATGAGAATGTAACGTTGTTCCAGCTGACTTATTTCAGGGAGATTCAGACCAAAGTATGAGTTCACTTGATGATGGTCCCAATCAAGTGAATTGATGTAATCCCAGTATTCTTTAGCGTCAGAAAGGTAAAACTGAAGAATCCTCTTCATATCATACCAGCTAATCCTCTCTTGTCGCCCTGTTCGGTGAAGGTGTTCGGCAACAGTACACATTTGCTCAGAAAATGTCCCCATTATGGGGATATTCCCAGTTGGACTCAGGTATGATGGGGAACGGGCATCTGGATGCCATGCGGGATGTTCGTGAGGAATCCTTGAGATGATCTCCTGGAGGATGATTATTGGACTGGGGTTTGTCGCGATCAAAGCACTGCTAGGAGAGTTAGACTCTTCTCTGATCCAGGTCCAGATCGCAGTGTGCATATGTTCATAGTAAGGGGTCGTCATGTAGAAGTCGCAATGGTAAGTGAGTTTTACCTTCTTTCCCTAATCCTTTCAAATTTCTCTTTGATGAAGAGGAACTCTGTAAATTGAGAGGCTCCCAGAAAATTTGAAAGTTCTTCTAGAAATCTAGCAAGACAAACTTACAATCGCACACAGACTCGCACAGAACCGCACATACCACGTCATGTCCTCCTGGGATGTCAAGATGAACGATGGATGGAGCCACACTCAGCCCTGCTCATGCTCCAAGTGTCAACACCCCTGCT